AGAAGCAGCCCCTACAAACTCAACAGGTTCAGGGATATCAAACTTCGATCCAGTACTTATCAGTCTGATCAGAAGAGCAATGCCAAACTTGGTCGCTTATGACCTAGCTGGTGTGCAACCAATGAATGGCCCAACAGGTCTAATTTTCGCAATGAGATCTCGTTACAATGCTCAAAATGGAAACGAGACATTCTACAACGAAGTAGATTCCGCATTTTCAGGTATTGGAACCGATGGTTCTACAATCTCTGGAGCAGATGATTACGTTGCTGGTTCTGGTTCTGAGGCAGTTGGTCTTGGTACTGGTGCACAAGCAGGATCAGATCCTGGTGCGTTAGACGGTACATTCCCTGCTACTGCAGACGGAACTACCTACAACGTCGGTGAAGGTATGGTCACAGGTACTGCTGAAGCTTTAGGTACTGACGGAAACGGTTTCAACGAGATGGCATTCTCAATCGAGAAAGTCACCGTGACTGCGAAGTCAAGAGCTCTAAAGGCAGAGTACTCACTAGAACTTGCTCAAGACTTGAAAGCAATCCATGGATTGAATGCAGAAGCAGAACTTGCTAACATTCTTTCTACTGAGATACTTGCTGAAATCAACAGAGAAGTTATTAGAACAATTTACAACGTAGCGAAGCCTGGTGCTCAAGCTAACGTTGCAACATCTGGTACATTCGACTTAGACACAGATTCCAACGGAAGATGGTCAGTTGAGAAGTTCAAAGGACTTATATTCCAGATAGAAAGAGACGCTAACGCGATAGCACAGCAAACTCGTAGAGGAAAGGGTAACATGATCCTTTGTTCTGCAGACGTTGCTTCTGCTCTAACAATGGCTGGTGTACTTGATTACACTCCTGCTCTTAACAGCAACCTTAACGTTGATGATACTGGTAATACATTTGCTGGTACATTACAAGGTAAGTACAAAGTGTACATCGACCCTTATGCAGGTGGATTCAATGGATCTTCTGCTGGTGCTCAGTACTATGTTGCTGGTTATAAAGGTTCTTCACCTTATGACGCAGGTTTATTCTATTGCCCTTACGTTCCACTACAGATGGTTCGTGCAGTGGGAGAGAACACCTTCCAGCCAAAAATCGGGTTTAAGACTCGTTACGGTATCGTAGCAAACCCATTCGCTGAGGGACTTAATACAACTAATACTGGACGTATTAAGAGAAACTCTAACACATACTACAGAAGAGTTAAGGTTAACAACCTAATGTAATTGATATTACATATCTTCAAAAGACTCCTCTCTGAGGGGTCTTTTTTTTCTCTAAATAACTTTATGATAAGAGAACTAATACCAAATTCTGATGATTTACTACACAAAAAAATTGATAAGTGTAGTTACAATTTGGATCGCAATTTTTTAAAAAAGACATTGATTGATAATATGCATTATCATAATGGAGTTGGCCTGTCTGCAAATCAAATTGGTATTAATGAAAGGGCATTTGTAATGATAAGGGATTTGGAGTATAATGAAGTTATGACTTGTTTCAATCCCAGAATTGTAAAACAATCTTCTAAAACATGTGTTATGAATGAAGGATGTTTATCTTATCCAGATGAATTTGTTGACGTGGAAAGGTCAGAAACTGTCGTTGTTAAATATGAAGATGAAAATAAAAATGATCATAAAGTAAAATTAGAGGGTTTTGCTGCAAGAGTATTTTTACATGAGTTTGATCATATGCAAGGTATAAATTTTAAACAGAGGACATAATGTTTTATATTACTAAGAAGAGCAATGTAACAGGAGAAACTCTATATCACATTAGTGAGAATAGATGGACATGGGATCAATCAAAAAAGACACAATATAACACCACAGAAGATGCTCAAGACGCTTTAGATACTGCTATCGGTAAGTCTAGAGCAAAAGTTGGATATACAATTACACCAGTCTAAATAGAAATAAAAGTACTATTACCATGGAACCTACACCAAAAGAACACGCAGATGCGGTTGCTAAAAGAGATAAGTTAGTTGATCATTTGATGAAAGAAGGATATGCTGATGATAAAGACTCAGCAGATAAAATCATTTCTGGTATGAGTGAAATGTGGTTCAATATGATTATTGACTAATGTTAGAATTTGATAAATTCATAGAAGAAGCAGCTGCTAAAAGATGCGGTGCTGGAAAGTATTGGTGTTACACTGATAAGAAGTGTAAGACGATTCCACGTGGCTATCATATGGGTGGAAGAGGATACATCGAACCTGATGAGGGTGAGAACGGAAAGAAAAACGGTAAGAACGGTAATGGTAATGGAAACGGTAATGGTAATGGTGGCAGCACCAATGGTAACGGTGGCGGTAATGGTGGCGGTAATGCTGGTGGCAACGGTGGCGGTGGAAACGGAGGAGGATAATGGTTAATGCATTACAGAATCAAATAGAGAATAGAAATTTTTTATCTCCCATAGGGTTTAGATTTAATCTTGCAAAAACTCCTAAGGTAAATTTTTTCTGTAATTCTGCTAGAATACCTGAGATAGTTTTAGGAACTGCTGTACAAGCATCTTATCTAAAAGATATTGATATACCTGGTGATAAATTACAATATGGTGATTTTAGTTTAAGATTTATAGTTGATGAAGAATTAGAAAACTATATGTCTATTCATAACTGGATGACTGGTGTGGGTTTTCCAGCTACACCAAAGCAATATCAAGAGATAACAACTGATGATAAAGGCAAAAGGGATGGAGACGAAGTGTATAGTGATGGTTCCCTTGCAATTTTAAACAGTAATTACAATACTAGTGCTATAATAAAGTTTGAGGAAATGTTTCCAACTTCATTAACATCATTGGAATTTGAAGCAGGTGATACGGACATCAACTACTTTACAGCAGAGGCTACTTTCAAGTATACTATATACAGGATGTTTAAAGCAGACGGACGAACTCCCTTATAATTAATTTAACTTTATTATGGATCTTGATAAAATTCAAAGTATGTGGGCCGAAGATGCTAAAATCGACCCAGATAACTTGCATGACGAATCATTAAAAATACCTCAACTTCACTCAAAGTATTATACAGTTTACAATACAATTACTTTGATGCGTGAGAAAGCAAGAAATCAATATAACGAAATTAGACTAGAGAGACATAATTACTACACAGGTAAGGCATCTCCAGAAGTTTATGCTGCAGATCCATTTCCATACAAGGTCAGAGAGAAAGATGCTATACAAAGACATATGGATGCAGATGAAAGATTGAATAAGATTGATATGAAGATCAAATACTATGATGCTACTTTAAAATTCTTAGAAGAAATTATTAGAAATATATCTGGTCGTACCTATCAAATTAAGAATGCAATAGAATGGCATCGTTTCCAACAAGGATATAACTAAATACTTAAACCAACATTCAATCGTATGGATACTGACGATTCTAAAAAGAAACTAGATTGGTCTATGGAATTAAATATGGGTATCGAAGAAACCCGTATGTTATACGATGCTGTTTCTCACTATGCTGAGATTTGGCCAGGGAAGAATGAGAATAAACCAATATCAGAAAAAGTTCGTCTTTTATCATTACAGAATAGATTATTTGCTGTAATATTAGATCACAATCTTACACAACAATTTCCAAATTTAGACCAAGAATAACCTGCTATATACTATAGTAACTCGTTATGATTCATGGAAGATTTATATAATGGTGAACCTCAATTGACAGATGAGGAAGTCGAAGCACTAAGAGAAAAATATAAAAACCCACCTATATTAGAAGAGGATAGTGATTTCCTCCAAGGTACTGAACCTTATGCTTTTGAAGTAACTGAAAAGTTGGCTGTAGTAGAATTCCTACACCCCGACCCTGATAATATCTGTGATATATTACATAACTATGTTAAAGATCTTCCAAAGATTGGATATGAACCTAGTGTAAATGCGTCTATGTCGGACAGACGTATTCATGAACAACAAAATCCAGCATTAATGGACTTGCTTGTATGGTTACAAAAAATAATTACAAATAATACACAGATATTTGGTAAAGAAGGTTGTTTAAGATTAGAAGAAGTATGGGGTACTACTTTTAAAAAGGGAGATAATATTGTTCCTCATAATCACATGCCATTTGCATGGACATGGATTTTTTATGTAAATGTACCTGTAGGATCTTCTCCTTTAATCTTTTCAGAAAGTAAACATACTGTAGAAGTTTCAAAAGGAAAGTTACTAATTTTTGAAGGTAGATTACAACATGAAGTACCTGAATGTACCGTTGATGGTCGATGTATTGTATCTGGTAACATCGCAGATTTAACTCCCGTGTCTGCTGAAAATGCTCAAGAGTTGCAACAACTTTGGGAAGATCAACAAAAATTTGAAAAGAAAAATGCAAAACGAATCTAATTTGAAAGTTAGAGAATTATTCTCTATACCATTACTTAAAATGAAAGTATGGGAAGATACTGAGGAACTAAATGATTGTGAGGATTACATTCTAAGTAAACTTCAAGTTACTAGTCCTGAGCAAGCAAGAATTGCAAATAGTTCTGATAAGTATAAAATATTGGAAAGGTATCCAAGAACTAAAAAAATCTTATTAGATTACACTAGATCTGCTTTGGATAGAATGGGTTATTCGTGTAGATTTGATATATCAACATCATGGTTAACTTATAATGCAAAAGGTGAGCATGTCCAATTACATAATCATAAAAATTGTTACTGGAGTGCAGTTTATTATTATGGATATTATGGTGATAGAAATAGTGGTGGGCAATTAGATATTCTAAATCCTTTACCAGATATGAGTTCATATAAACCAAATATTAAAAATGTTAATAAATTTACTACACCAATTACAAAAATAATTCCAGAAAGAAAAGACTTAATAATATTTCCTAGTTTTCTAAATCATACTGTTACCCCAGTTGAATCTGATATTCCTAGAAAATCTTTAGCATTTAATATTGTTCCGATTGGTAATTTTGGTGATGCTGATTCTACTTACGATACAGATTGGTACTAGATTGTGTCTCATTTAGTCATCTCAAAAAAGAATGAAGTAAATCTTCATGTAAAAGCAGAACCGCATGTTTATTATGAACTTGCGGATCAATTTACTTTTGATGTACCTGGTGCAAAATTTTCACCAGCCTACAAAAAAAGATTTTGGGATGGAAAGATAAGGTTATTTAATATTCAGAAACAAGAAATATATGTTGGACTATTAGATAAAATAATTCAATTTTGCGAAGACCATGGATATACTTACGAATTTGTAGAGAGCA